TTAACTTTGCCGACTGGTGTTACCTTTGGAAGTTCCTCATGCAAGGAGGTGGTGTGGTCAACAGCTACAACTCCGGAACTAATTGGCAACAATTTGGAATTTACGATGGCTTCCAAAGTGATGTTTTCTTTCAAAATTTTGGAAACGGAACCTACGGTGACCTAAGCGGCTATCAACTTAACTGGCTCGGGTTTGGAGGCTTTACCCCGAATGAAGGAGACACTTTTGGTGGAACGCCTGCTTGGGCATCAGCTCTCGACGCCTTGGTTCCTCAAGGAGGAGCTTTTGATGCCTACCTTTCTTTTACCGGATACAGCGGGGTGGGAGAAAGTTACACCGGGACCTACGGCACCACAGAGATAGGTGCTCTTTTGGGTGTTACTGCAAGCTTCTTCTACTACTGGGAGGCAGTACAAGAAACTCAAGCCACGGGCTCTGTGCCGGACTGGTACACAAATCAGCAAGCCCCTCCATCATTCGCGCCTTTTGCGGCAGGTGAATTTGATGGGGTTCTTTGGGCTGATGGGGGCGCAACCTTCTTTATTTTCAACACTTCTAACATTGGAGGAGGTAGCTTTGTAACAAACAACATGCCCACCAACGCAGAGCTTCTAGCTTATGTAGACTACCTCGATGCGGTTGGTCTTGATGCTGGGGTGGGAGCGGTGCTCGACAACGATGGCATGGCAATCAACTTCCAGTCAAACGGAACATCTCTCGCAGATGGTCTGTACAACGACTTGATTTCTATTGCCAATCAGAACTACATCGCAGCTTACGTCGGGAACTACAACTCTGGCTCGGACTTGCCGTTGAACCTCGACCTCGATGGTGACGGCGTTTTCGACAGCAGTGATGCACTGGCTTGGGCGGCTCTTCAGGGCTTTATCGAGTCCGCAGTTCAAAATGGAAACACTTGGCTCGAGCTAATTAACTCCTACAACACATCCGCCGTGGCTGGAGGTCGGTCTCCGATTACAGGAGATGACATCCTTATTCTTGGCACGTTCCTTTGGGAAAATGGCTTCTTTGAAACCTCTGGACAGTTTGGAGTTGGGTTCTTTATCAATGACCCCATCACAGCTGTTGGAGACAACGTTGCAGCACTGGCTATGTTTGGGGACATCCTTGACGTAGAATATGCGGCTACCACTCTGTTTAATGGCCTTGATGGAGAGCAATTTGCTTGGGGTGCAGCAACCTTCTACGCCACCGCCACTGACGGTACTTACGATGTTACCACAGGCAGCTACGCACCGGGCTCTCCTCAGGCTACTTCGATTCTGCTGAATCAATTTATCAATAGTGGGATTTCTCCAAACCCAGACCTACCGTTTGACCTCAACTCTGACGGAGTGTTTAGCTATGCCGACGTACAGGCCTTCGCTTCGTTCATCGACCTTCTGAACACACAGCTGGGCGGAGACTACGATATGATTTCAAATATGGGTCTTGCCGGGTACGACATCAATGGAGACCAAGTATTTGACGAGTCTGACATTGACCAGTTCACGGCATTCTTCGGAAGCTTTTCGGAGGATGGAAACCTCGATAGCGCCACCATGAACCTGTTTGGTTACTTTAACGAATCGGGTGTTTGGATTGACTTTGGAGGAGATAACCTCTTGCCAGTAAACTACTTCGGCTCGGACTGGGATTCTGGAATCACGTACGACCAAGACTACGCTCCTCTGCCCAGCTTCCCTCTCCCTCCACCAACCCCGACTGAAACAACATGAGAAGACTAGCAAATTCATCGGCCCGCAGAAGGTCACAAGCTCGTATTCGACAACTTCCTTCTCGGATTACAGAGTGGACGGTGACGACTGTGGGAGCGCTTACCACTCCAGAGACTAGCTTATCGGGTACGCTTAGGGGTACAAACGTCTCTACAATTATTGACTTTGCTAACGATTGGAGCGGAACTATTGGGGACTACACCCTGAAGAATATCACTTGGACAAACGAGACCACAAGCGATACGGCAACTCCAGCAGACACCCAGTACAACCTGCCGCTTGGGCAGTCTGGCGATGGTTATTTCATCCTGCTTACTGGCCAAAATGTACAAACCTTGGTCAACGGAGCGACGGGTCACACAATCAGAATAGACTTCACTCTATCTAGAGATGGATACGCAGACATTGCTCAAACCGCAACAAAAACATACTGATGGAAGACTTGTGGCCAGAACAGACATCGTTTAGCTCGGAAGAAATCTACGAGTACTGTGACATCTTTCTTACGACCTACCCTCAAGAAAGCTTCCCTACCGAGCACGCTTACTACGCTCAACTTAAGGCAGACAACGCATGAACACTGTAAAGAAATACAAGAAGGGTGGTCTTCAGGTCTTGAGCAAGAAGGTTAAGGTAGACCCTCCCAAAGGATACCACTGGATGGAAGAGGGAGGTAGGTACTTTCTGATGAAGGGAGACTACAAGCCCCACCCGGGAGCTGTGGAGAAGGCGTCATTCAAGACCGTCACTCACGGGAAATCTTAATCGCCTCTTCACCCTCTATCTTGCGGTAGAACCTCTGAACGAGGTGCCTCGCTTTGGGTGTCAGACCGTACCTGTGCTTGTAGTTCGTCTTGGCTTCCTCTGTGAAGTACATGTCAGCCTCGCTTCCCGTGTCCACGTTAAACCTACGGTGTACCACGTGTATCAATCCCTTCTTCATCATAGGTTGCAGCGTGCGCTCCCTGAACTTCTTGGGGGACGCAAACAATGAATCTGCGATGTGCGTCGCGGTAAAGAACTCGTAGTCGTAGCCAAACAACATCACCTGCATCTCTACTGGCCTAACGTCGTAATGCTGCAGCATGTCTGTCTCTGCAAGCCTTAGATACTTGAGGTAGTTCTTGTTCACATACTTCTCGTGGAGGTAGGAGAACTCCCGCATTTTGCGCTCGGGTCTGTGTCTCTTCATTTTGAGTATATTTGTGTAGACAAAAAGAACAAGATGGGAACGTCACTATCAGGTACTCAAATCAAAACCACATACGTCGGAATCCTCAAGACTACCGACAATGCCGCAGCCAGCAGTTCTCTCAAAACCATCACCGATGGTCAAGGGAACGATACCGCCTTGTCTGTGTCTACATCTCAGGTAAAGGTAACGAATCTTCTGATTGATTCACCCGCAACTTCCACGAGCGACCAAATCCTAGTGCGCGATGCGTCTACCGGATTGATTAGCACACGCACGCTTCCGAACCTCAAGACCGTTCAGGTATCTACCAGCAGCGGGACCACGACAAATGGTACTGGCACTGCTATCGGCGTTACCATCACGGATTCAGCCGGGCACGCGTCTACAGCAAATTTTCAGTCGGGTCAGAACATGACGCTTCGCTCTAGCGGAGCTCAGATAACCCTGAAGTACGACACTAGAAAGACACTGAACGTAACTGCCACCAGTTCAATTAGCGCAACTACAGACTCCGGAGCTACCGTGTTCTTGGACTGTGCTACTCTTGCTGGAGGAACCCTTACCTTGCCCGCTGCATCTGCAGGCAGGTTCTTGCGCATTCTTGTGGATGTAGGGTCGAACACCGCGTGCAACATCAACGCGGCATCGGGTGACTACTTCTACGGCGCAATCACGCACGTCTCCACGACTGGAAACAAGATTGAACTCCAGACTGTTCTCCGCGCCACCGCATCGGCCTCTGTCTCTACACACAACCAGCTCACGCTGGACCAAGACAGTAATAACCACGGAGGGGCAGTGGGAAGCTTCCTTGAGCTTACGTGCTACGACGACGCCGGATGGCACGTCAGCGGAACGCTCATCGGAAACTCTACCACCCCAACAGGCATCATCGTAATCAACGGACAATAATGACAACCATGGACCCCACCCTTAAGGAGCTCTTCATTTCAGAAGTAGCAGACGTCTTGAGTCAACTCGAAGACGTCATCGAAAAGTATCAAGTAAACGAAAGGGTGGCTTACATCTTTGGGCTTGGTATCGTTGATGACATCCCGGAGATTGGCCCTGCTTGGCAAGTAGCCAGCAAGTGGCATGTAGATAACCCGGAAGAACTTGCCGAGTTGTTCTCAGCCATCATGGCTTCTTACGAAAAGATTACCGAAGAAGATGATGACATCGACATTGATGACATCGACCTAGGAGACCTAGGCTTCAACCTCAACTAATACAATGGAAAATTTAATCAGGAAAATCGTCATCGGTCCCAATCCGAAGGATGCGATGGCGTACTACGTCGGCATGAAAGCTGGCGCAGGAAAGGTTGTTCTCATCGAGGAGGATGACCGCGCTATGTTCAAGTACAACATTCGTAGGTACAACATCTACACTCAGGACAGAGAATCGTCCTACCTGTGGAAGACTGTGGAGAACACCCCGGTCATTGTTGAATACGATTGTAACTTTGAATGAAAGCGCTGTATCACTTCGTGGTGAAGCTTGAGAAGACTCATCACGACACCATCGAGATGTCTAACGGCATGTCGCTTTACGTCGACCCTAAGTGGAAGGAGTTCGAGCGACGCGTCATGTACGGCGAGGTGACGGCAACCCCAGTCAAGTACGACGTGGATGTCAAGCCGGGAGACACCCTGTTTTTCCACCACCACGTAGTCATGTCTGATGCCCTAAGGATTCAGGTTGACGACGAGGACAGGTTCATTGTAGGATACGACCCAGACAACACCCTTGGCTGCCATGCGATTGCTTACCGCAGCAAGAAGACTGGTGAGCTGCACATGCTCGCGGACTGGGTGTTCCTGCAGCCACTCGAGGAGGAGGAGCCAGAGGAGAAGGAGGGCGAGATTATCATGGTGGACTTCAAGCCCAAGACACACCTCAAGGCAAAGGTATTCTGCTGCCCCAAGGACATGATTACTCAGGGCGTCAAGCCGGGAGACATCGTTGGGTTCAAGAAGAACCGAGACTACGAGATGCGGTTAGAGGAGGATACCACCGTGTTCCGTATGCGCTCAGAAGAAATGATGTATGTCGAGGAAGCCTAAGTTCGAGACAATCGAGGCCTCTCGCAGGCTGATGGATAGCATGGCTATTGCAATCAACAACATGATTGAGGAGGTCAAGCGACCCGTCGACCCAGAGGCAGGCGGCGCTGCCCGTAAGGCTGAGCTCCAGTCTATCAAGCAGACCGCTACCGATTGCAAAGAACTGCTAATCGAAAGGCAGCGTCTGGAGCAGATGGTCAAGGACCTAAGCGAGAACGGAGCTATCGACGAAGCAAAGGATTACTCAGGCGGATTTGCAGAAAGGTTTAGCAAGTGACGGGGCTGGTAGACATAGAGAAGTACGACGAGCCAGTCGTATCCATTTGCCCGCGCGGCACACTCGGGGAAGTCATTGACATCTCCGGGCTTCCTATCTGTCTGCCCAAGAAGCCACCGAAGAAAGAGATTGCAGGCCACGACCTACCAGACCACTTGCAGATGTGGAACAGGAGCGAGATGCCATCAGAGCTGGCTCGCATCAAGTCCATGGACGAGTGGTATGAAATGCCCAAGGAGTTTCGTCAAAGGTTCTCTCCCTTCATCGAGGAGGAGTTCCGCAGAAGGCGCGAGGGCTACTGGTTCTACAACAACGGAGAACCTACATACATCACTGGGCGTCACTACATGATGCTTCAGTGGAGCAAGATAGATATTGGCTATCCTAGTTTCCTAGACTTCCAACGGAAGCTCTTCATCCATCAGGCCGCGTGTGAGGCTGACCCCAGATGCCTTGGTCAACTCTATACCAAGTGTCGTCGCTCAGGGTACACGAACATGTCCGCCTGCGTTCTAGTTGATGAAGCCACACAGGTCAAGGACAAACTTTTGGGTATCCAGTCGAAGACGGGTAAGGACGCGCAGGAGAACGTCTTCATGAAGAAGGTCGTAGCTATCTTCAAGTCCTACCCGTTCTTCTTTAAGCCTATCCAAGACGGTACCACCAACCCGAGAATGGAGTTGGCGTTTAGAGAACCGTCTAAAAGGATTACCAAAAACAACAAGACCTCTGTCAAGGGCGACGCCCTGAACACAATTATTAACTGGAAAAACACCACGAACAATGCGTACGATGGTGAAAAGTTGCATATCTTGTATCTCGATGAGGCAGGCAAGTGGGAGAAACCAACAGACATTAGAGAAGCATGGAGGATACAACGGACTTGCTTGATTGTGGGACGCCGTGTTATCGGGAAGGCGCTTGTGGGCAGCACAGTCAACCCGATGGACAAGGGAGGTCAGGAATACAAAGAGCTTTGGAAAGATTCCGACCCACAAGAACGCAACAAAAACGGCAGGACAACCTCCGGATTGTACAGAATCTTTATTCCGGCTTACGAAGCCTTAGAGGGATTCTTCGACAAGTACGGGAAGCCAATCATCGAGACTCCGGAACAGGAGCTGGAGACGCTGGACGGGGAAACCGTAGAGATAGGCGCAAGGGAGTTTCTAAAAAACGAAAGGGACGCTCTTAAGCATGATGCTCGGGAGATGAACGAGATTGTTCGTCAGTTCCCCTTTACCACAGACGAGGCGTTCCGAGATAGCGTCGAGGGCTCTCTGTTCAACATCGGAAAGATTTATGAGCAGATTGACCACAACGAGAACATGTACCCGGACCCCGTTGTACGGGGCAACTTTACATGGAAGGGTGGCGTAAGGGATACCGAAGTGGTGTTTGTCCCAAGCTCGGAAGGCAGGTGGTTCGTCTCATGGATGCCTCCTGCAGACCTCAGGAACCTCAAGGTTTCCGAACGGGGCAAGCGCATTGCACCAAACAAACTCATTGGCTGTGGTGGAGTCGACTCCTATGACATCGACGCTACTACGGACGGGAGGGGCTCTAAGGGAGCGTGTCACATCTACAACAAGTTCAACATGCGGGCCCCCTCTAACATGTTTGTTGCAGAGTACTGCTCCCGCCCTCCTATGGCAAAAATCTTTTACGAGGACATCCTGATGGCAGCTGTGTTTTACGGCTACCCGCTCCTCGTGGAAAACAATAAGTACGGCATCGTAAGATACTTTGAATCAAGAGGTTATGATGGCTACTTGTTGGATAGACCGCAACACCTGACTACCGCAGGTTCTGTTGCAACCAAAACGAAAGGCATCCCGTCTAACTCACAGGATGTCATCCACACACATGCACAAGCGATTGAAGACTACATACACAACCATGTGGGAATCAATGAGAAGGGAGAAATCGGTAGGATGTATTTTAACCGCACACTTGAGGATTGGATTGGGTACCGCATCGACAATCGGACTAAGTTTGACTTGACCATTAGTGCAGGTCTTGCATTGCTCGCAGCGCAGACTGTTGTGCAAAAGAAAAAGCCAGCTGATTTTACAGGTAAAAAATTCTTCCGCAAGTACAACTATACGCCCGGCGGGGTCTCCAAGCCCGCTAAGTGATTTTGTTTATATTTGCACATTGCCTGTAATACAGTAAGTAATGAAGGGTCACCACAAGCCAAAGTCGTATGCACAGTTCCCGGACCCAATGGCTCCGGCTTCCGTCAAGGCAAGCGAAGACTATGGCATTTCCTATGCTAAATCTATCGAGGCACAGTGGGGTGGTCTGGACGACTTTTCTACAGGCTTCGGCAAGCGCTTGGTAGAGTTCCAGCGCAACCGAGACTATGCCAACGGTACGCAGGACACCGCAGTCTACAAGCAGATTCTCAACAGCATGGACACCCAAGGGGGTGACGGAACGCTGCTGAATCTCGACTGGTCTCCTGTGCCAATCATTCCTAAGTTCGTTAGGATTGTAGTGAACAAGATTCTGTCTCGCAAGTTCCGCCCAAATGTAGAGGCCATCGACCCAATGTCGAAGGACGAGAAAGAGAAGAAAAAGGTTCTGGCCAAGTTTGCTATTGAGGAAAGAGAGGTTATCGAGGAGGCCAAGTCACTTGGCTTGAGGACTTCCTCTATCCCCGAAGGGATGCCCGAAAACTCTGAGGAGGCTGAAATCTATTTGGCTGATAGTATCAAGACCAGCGCTGAGGTTGCTGCTCAAATCGCAACCAAGCTCACTCTCGAGTGGAATGACTTTGATGACAACGTGTTCCGCCGCGCTGTGGAAGACCTCGTGGTTAACGGTATGGCTGTGGTCAAAAGAACCAACGACCCGAGCTACGGCATTAAGACTGAGTATGTAGACCCGGCGCAGTTCATTCACTCAAGCACCGAAGACCCCAACTTCTCCGACATCGTTTATGCGGGTCACGTCAAGCGCGTCTCTATTCAGGACCTAAAGCGCATGGCGGGGACAGACATTCCTGAGGAGGAGTATCAGAAGATTGCGAAGTCTGTGATGAACAGAAGCTACAACAACGCTTCGCAGTTCAACCAAACGGTCTACGACAGAAGTCGTGGTGCTCATGTCTACGGCTACGATGAATACTTGGTTGACGTCTTGGACTTCGAGTTCCTCGGCGTCGACGATATGATTTACGAGGAGAAGACCTCGCAGTTTGGAAACATCGGTTTCTACTACAAGGGCGAGAGCTACAAGCTCCCTAGCGACTCAGTGTACGACAGAAAGATTCACACCATGCCCAACATGTGTGTGTACGGCGGCTCGTACGTTATCGGTAGCGGACTTCTCTTCAACTATGGCATGAAGCGGGACATCCCGAAGAACATGCACGACCTTACACGCGCTCGTCTTTCGTACAGCGTTGTGGCAACGAACTTCCGTCGTCAGATGCCCAAGTCTATGGTGTCGTCTGTCATCGGCTTTGCTGACCAGCTTCAGCTTACTCACCTCAAGATTCAACAAGCCATTGCCAAGGCTAAGCCTGATGGTTTGATTGTAGACATCGAGGGCCTCGAGAATGTGTCTCTGGGTAACGGTGGAGAGCTTCAGCCTCTCGACATTCAGGACATCTACGAGCAGACTGGTGTCTTCTACTACAGAAGCAAGAACCCAGAGGGTGGCTTCCAAAACCCGCCTGTGCGTCCGCTGGACAACACCATCCGGAACATCAACGAGCTGATTGGTTTGTACAACCACTACCTCCGTATGATTCGTGACGTCACGGGTGTCAACGAGGTTCTGGACGGCAGTACGCCTAAGGCCGATGCGCTCGTGGGTGTACGCCAGCAGCAGATGGCTGCAGGGAACAACGCCATCAACGACATCACCAATGGTGCGTCTGTTCTGTATAAGAGAGTGTGCGAGGACGTGGTCAAGTGCCTTCAGGTCTTGCCACCAGAGTCCATCATCTACGAGGCTTACGAGAGAGCCATCGGAAGCACAAGCATGGAGATTCTTTCTTCGTTTGCTTCTCTGCCACTTCACAACTACGGTGTGATTGTTGAGCGAGAGATGTCAGACGAAGCCAAGTTGTTGCTCGAACAAAACATCCAACAGTCACTTGCACAAAGAGAGATTGACCTTGAGGATGCTATGGCAATCCGTCGTCTCAAGGATTTGGACCAAGCAGAAAGACTCCTCATCATCCGCCGCAAGCGCCGCATGGCCGCGCTGCAGCAGCAACAGCAGCAACAAATGCAAATGCAAGCACAAGTGAATATGCAGGCTCAGCAGGCCGCAGCACAGATGCGCATGCAAGAAATTCAGATGAAAGGTCAGGCTGACCTTCAGAAGATTCAGGCTCAGGGTCAGGTTGACATGCAGTTGATGCAGATGCGTCAGCAGGTAGAGGGTCAGATTCAGATGGCCAAGCTCCAGTTGACCGCACAGTCTCAGGTAGCGGACAAGCAGTTCCGTATGGACCTAGAGAAAAGCAAGGACGACAGAAAAGACTCCCGCGTTGAGAAGCAGGCTGTGGCACAGTCCAAGCTTATCTCTCAGCGCAAGGGTACGCGCCCTGAACTTGAGGACCAAGACAACAGGGACATCATCCAAGAATTGATGAGACGATGAGCAAAGAGGCAATGAGAGAGCGCGTCAAGCGCATGCTCAAGAAGCACGGACTCAAAGGCGTCAACAAACCAAAGGCTACGCCAAGCCACCCCAAGAAGTCACACATGGTGTTGGCAAAGGAGGGTGATAAAGTCAAGCTCATCCGCTTTGGAGAGAAGGGAGCTGAGACTGCTGGCAAGCCCAAGGCTGGTGAGTCGGATAGAATGAAGAAGAAGCGTGCAAGCTTTAAGGCTAGACACGCCAAGAACATTAAGAAAGGCAAGATGAGCGCTGCCTACTGGGCTGACAAAGTCAAGTGGTAATGTTTCATATATTTGCATCAAAGAATAACTAATGGCAACAGTAACCGCACAACTATCCCTGACGAGCACAGACTTGCTGTCTGAGACGCTGGGAATCAGTGTGTCTATGGAAACCACTGCAGCTAACACTACAGGCTTGGCACGTAGACCCGTGACGGCTACCGCTGTTGGTGCAGGTGCAACTACATTGTACACGGCATCTGATTTCTCAGCTCCTGCGTATCTGTACATCAAGAACACAGACACCACGGCTTCCGACTACATCTACGTGTACGACGGAACTACCTCAGGCAACCCTGTCATCTTGAAGCTGGCTGGTGGCGACTTCGCTATCATGCCGCTGAATGCAGGCATCGACATTAAAGCGTACGCGACTACCAACCCTACGTTGGTTGAGTTCATGGTTTACGGAACTGACGCCTAACATCTAAGACATGGGATTTCAAAGACACGATGTAAAAAACGGTAGCAGATTCCTCGGCAGAGACGAGGCTACCAACCGGATGCTCACGGGCGGAACTCAGACAATCATTCTGAGAGGCGCCACCGATGGCGAAAAAGACTTCGAGGCTGGCAAGGTCTTGAAGGACGAGACTATGTCTGTTGACTGCGATGGTACCAACGGATGGGTGTATGACTCTTCCAACGACTACTACAAAGTAAAGATTGGTACGACCTCGTTCGTCAAAACGGTGAACATGTATGGTGAGGAAGCTACCTTCGCTGCCCACTGTTTCCTCAAGGGCACCAAGGTCGTGGTAAACTCAAACACCTTCCCTGAGTACGCAGGAACCTACACGTTGGTCGAGGCCGCTGTTTCCGCCACCAACTGCTTCCTTTATCTCGCAGCAGACTCACCTCGTCACCTCTTTGGTGATGCGGACATGGGTGCTGAGTTGCCAGACATCACCGCTACAGCAAACGACAACAAAATCAACGTGACCGTTTTGCCATTCTCTCCTGCTTTCTCGGTGGAGATGCTTGGTGTTGACGGTGTTGATGCAGGTACTGATGCAGCTCGCACTACTCCAGCTACGTTTAGAATCAACAACGTGGCGGGTACTAGAGAGCAGCCAATCGACTACCCAGACGGTCAGGTGGTGTACGGTGAGATTACTCACTTCACGCCTCAGGCTGCCAACACGCACTACGCCATCCTTTACTGCCAAGCCGCTCCATCCTTGGAGTTCTCTCCTTACAATAAGCAGAGAAAGACTTTGGCCGCAGGAGCTAAGGGGGCGCCTAACGCACGATAAGTAACACACCCAAAATTTAATTAAATGGCTAAGCACGAATTAGAAGTAGCAGCTGAAGCTCAGGGTATCAAAATCAGTGACTCCCCTGACTTCTTGAACGAACCTCAGGACGCTCCAGCACCCTCGCCGGAGCCACAACCCTCGGAACCACAAGCACAACCTGTAGCGGAAGAAGCTCCCGAGCCTGTGCAGGAAGCTCCTGAGCCTGCTCCCCAACCGGAGCCGGAACCTCAAGAAGTAGTCTTCAGACAAGAATACACGGAGCCACAAGCTCCACCCCAACCTGTGCAGCAGCAGGCAATCGACGAAGATGCCATTGCGCTTCAGAAGCTCAGCGAAAGGCTGAACATGAAGTTCGATGACTTTGACGCCGTGACCCAGCAGTTTAACAGGAAGCCCGACATCGACCCAGCTGTCGCAGCTATCAACGAGTTCGTCACGGAGACGGGTCGTTCTATTGACGACTGGTACAAGTATCAGTCCTTGGACACTTCCGAAATGGATGATTCTAAGGCTGTGCGTATGCAGTTGCAGATGGACCACCCAAATCTTTCCGCGCAAGAGATTGACACGCTTATGAACAATAAGTACAAGCTCGACGCGGACAGGTACACCGATGAGGAAATCGCAACATCAGCTGTGGAGTTGAAGGTGGCGGCAGATAAGGCTCGTCAGCACATCGAGGAAGTTCGTGAAGCGTTCGCAGCGCCGGACCCGAATCGCACTGCCGAAGATGAGTTTATGAGTCCTATCGACGACCAGTGGGTCGCAAACATGTCCAGAGAGGGTGACAACTTGGACGGCATTTCATTTGATTTGCCTACGGGTAAGACATTTACTTACGGCCTAGCCGACCAGTACAAGTCAACTTTGAAGGAGAAGAATGCGAACCTCGAGTCATTTTTTGATTCCTACGTCTCTGATGACGGCAAGTGGGACTACGACCTCTTGAACTCTCACAGAGCTGTGATGGACAACATCGACAACATTGTCAACGCTGTGTACCGACAGGGTATGAGCGACGGGCAGCGTCGTGTGGTTCACCAAGCGTCTAACGTTGCACCTGTTACTCCACAACAGCAGCAGGTTGACACAAGCGCAGAAGCTCAGAGAAACAAGATTATCGACCAGCTCGCTGCAGCCATCGGGGGAGACAAGGGGATGACATTCAAGTTTTAACGCTCTCTAAAAAAGAACAATTATGAGCAACATTGTTTCTCCTAATGTTCATGGTTCACTCGGTGGTTCTACCGCAGGTGCCCGGTCACAGATTGGCTTGGCAACACCTGAGAAGTACGCTTCTCTGGGTGATTTCATGAACACTATTAACGCCCTTGACGTTCGTCCAGAACTCATCAAAACTTACGGTAATCAGGGCATTACCGGATTCTTGCGTATGACCGGAGCCGTCAAGGCTGCTGGCTCTGCCGAAAAAATCACTTACTACGAGGAGGCTCGTCTGCACCAGAAGGTCCGCGCTGCGGTTACTACTGGCTACGCCTCAGGCGACTCTAACGTGGCAGAGATGACCTTCACTGCTGAGTCATTGGCTGACGCCATTGCAGACGGTGTGGACAACCGTCCAAACACTCCAATGAAGGGTGACATCCTCTTGATTAACGGAATCGACCGTGCGGTCGTGACCGAAGAGGGTTCGGCAAACTCTACTGCTACCTTTAAGGCTAAGTTGTTGCGCGACGCAGCTTCTACCTTGGGTAACGGTGCTGTCGTTGACATGCCAGTGATTGGTAACATCTGGGCCGAAGGTTCAGAGCAGCCCGGCAGATTCGTTGAGTCTAACGTGGTTCGTTACCAGAAGCCATACGCTATCATCAAGGGTAACTACGAGGTGACTGGTTCACAGGCCACCAACATTGGTTACATTGACGTGGGTGGCGGCGACTACCGCTGGTACATCAAGGGCGAAATGGATGCCCGTCAGCGTTTCTTGGACAAGCGTGAAATGACGCTCTTGTTCGGTCAGGAAGTTGACACCACGACCATTTCAGGCATCGACGGTAACGAAGGTTACATCACGGCTCTCGAAGCTCGTGGCTTGGTGACCAACGGCCTCATCGGTAACGACGGTGGTTTCGCTGACTTGGACGACCTCATCATCGAGTTCGACAAGCAGGGTTCCGCTCCTGAGTACGCTATCTACGCGAACACTGAACAGAACTTGCGCCTCGACGACATGGTCGCTCAGGGTGGTGGTTCATCCAAGGCTGGTATCGCTGGTGTCACCGCTTCATACGGTGCATTCCAGAACTCACCTGACATGGCTGTTCAGCTCGGTTTCTCTTCCTTCTCACGCGGTGGATACACTTTCCACAAGCACAGCTGGAAGTTGTTGAATGACCCAACGCTCTTGGGAGGCTCTACCGAAGCTGCCAACTTGGTTGCTGGTGTGATGTGCCCATTGGCTACAGTGACTGACCCAACTACGGGTGACCGCTCTCCTGCTTTGGAGTTGAACTACAAGGCTGCAGGTGGATACTCTCGTGAGTTGGAGCACTGGGTGACTGGCTCTATCCTCGGATTCCGTAACACGACGGAGGACACGGCCAAGTTCAACTACCGTTCTGAGTGTGCATTGGTGACTCGTGCTGCTAACCAACACGTGTTGATTAAGGCCTAATCGTTAACCTCTAACACCTAGAACAAATGATTATTGTAAAGACTGCCTCTAACGCAGGTGCTGTGTTCAACTCAACTGACTTCGAGTCAATGAACGTCGCAGCCACCTTGGTTACTGCAAACTTTAGAACCGTTGACTCTGGCGACACGCCTACCCGTGATGCCCTCGCTTTGAACTGCACTGCAGGTAAGGAGCACGAGGTTGCACGCGGATTGGCTGACCTCATCAAGAGTGAGCGCACCGTTGTCCTCGACGATGTAAACGACGACTTCGCAGGACTCTCTGACGTGACTAGCGTGAACGCTGCCACTATCAACGGAGTTCCTGCCGTCTCTGGCTTCCATGTTGTTTGCAATGACACTGACTTCACGTTGAGCGCTGCCGATAGCGGAGCCCTCGTTGCTGTAAGAAGTGGAAACGACATCAAGTTGCCTACCCCTGCTGTTGGATTGAACTACACGTTCTTCGCCGCAGAGGACATCGTAACGGATAACGCCACTATTGCTTCTACCACAGACGGGAGTACTACCGAAGCTTTGATGTTCGGTAGCATTACCGATGGTGGCGCCGCTGACCCTGTCGACAATGACACCACGATTTCGTTGGTTGCTGGCACTGCCACTGACTCTGTTGTAATCCGCGCTTACTGCGTCGGAACCGGAACTACTGCCAACGACAACACTTGGTTGATTGAAGGTCAGACTGGTGTGGCAGCATCTATTACTCTTGCGTAATGTGGGATTTTATCGCTGAAAACTGGGCAGCTTTGCTCATCGGACTAGCAGCCTTTGCTAAGGTCGTGGTCAACCTCACGAAATCCGAGGCCGACAATGTCGTCTTTGGTTACGTCGATATGTTGATTACAGCTATTACCGACGGCCTGACTGGTCGTAAGCGTAAGTGATATACGGTAAGGGGAGGGGGAATCGCCTCCTCCCACTTACTACTCGTTTGACTTTAATTTCTTTTAATCATGTCTACAGAAACTATCCAGCGGAAACCCGC